ACGATAGATCTTTGGTGTCTGAGTTATATTCAGTACCGCGTTTAAGCTCACCGACCCAAGGATAATCTGTATTTGATATCCACTCTGTAGGAGATAAATTTTCTCTAGTGTCAAATGCCATTACTAACCCATCAGTAACATTATCAAAATCATAAGATTTATCGACATTTACAAAATCAGTAAGCTGACCTGTACCGAGCACTGTTTCAGATGCATCTTTAACTTCGAAAATAGAACCGATCGACTTATTATCGAATTCTCCGCTTATAAGGTTACCAATGATTTGAATCTCATCTCTATTATCACTTACATCCCAATCACCATCTGATAGTTTAAACAATCTCTCTTTAGGATAAGTAACTGTTGCAACTTCATCAAAGAAGATACGGAAGAAGGTGTATAAACTATCTTCAGAACCGCGGATTGAATAGAACTTTACTATCTTCTTATATAGAGAAACTCTATCTAACACCTTCGAGTTAGGAACGTTCTTCGCGATCTCTCCTTCAATACCATCTAAATAAGACGCAGATATTCTATCAATATTATGGTTATCAATACTCCGATTAATTTCATGAGAAGGAAGACCTTCAGTATTTAAATAATCATAGTAGTCTTTCAGCAACTTGATAAGTCCTTCAGCACTCGTTGCGAGCTGCTCAGGAATCAAGGTGCTGGTTCGGCTACTTTCTCTATTATGTGGTGTTGTACCAGATACAGATGCTGATGCTATCGAGATATGTGCCATTCTTAACGGTGTCTATTGAATGTTTTATAATTAATCGCGCCTGAAGAACCAGAAACAGCGATCGTATCGACGTCAGCCGTTACTTGAGTTTTCCCAATATCAATTGATAGTAGATTGTTTCTCTTTGAAATAATATCATTTGCTGCTGGAGAAACATATATATTAAGCGATTCGTTTTGTTCAACTGGTAAAGGATTTAATTTTAAAATACCTTGTTCTGGATATAATGTACCGACCGAAGTGAATGTCTTAATCTTTTCCCCGCTGCTAGTCTCGCGATATGCATATACGTTTCTTTCAGTTGCATTACCGATTTTAGTTTCGTCAGCAAGTCTATATATTACATCTCCGAATGTCCATGAATCTGAACTTAAGAGAGAGTCATCTTCATCTAGCTCGCCGTATAGCGACATATCGAAATCTAATTCAACCGATGTCAAATTGGCATATGATATATCAACAGTTTTATAAACAAAAACTCGAACAAACGAATTCAATATAGAGAAATCAGTGTTATCAATTAATGAAAGCAATTGAGAATACCTAAACACTCCGTCGAACTGTTGAAGCTCTTCTGTGTTATATGTTTCAATAGCATTCCTTACCTTCGTGGCAAGCTGTCCTTGTGACAAACTAGTTCTATTTGAATTGTATTTAAACAATACATCGAAGTATATGTTAGTGTAAGTTGGATCAACGATCTTAGGAAGAATAGCAATAACTTTTTTATTCTTTAAGATACTATAAATTTCATCTTTTTGTTGTTCTGAAAGAACGTCAGCAGCAACTGGTTTAGCACAGATGAATACTTTTCCGAACTCAGGAGGATTATTATCTTGTCCTCCCCAAACTGAAAGAGTTTGAAGACCTGTAACATTTTGTCCAATGATCGATTTAAAATCATCGATCGTAACTGTTCTGTTCTGAGCAACAAAAGAGAGAGGTGAATTAAATCGAATAGACTCAATCCCTTCTTTCTCAGCACCACCCGATGATTTCGAAACAGTAACAATTCCAGGAATGTCACCAACATTTGCCCACCTGAATACAGATGCGTTATTCGCTTCAGCACCGAATGTGCTTATATATTTAAAATCAATAATGTTTAAAGCTTCTGGCTTTTTTCCAAAAACGTTATCTCCAAAAGAAATTTCGTAGTTGCTATTATAATTCTCGTTAATAAAATATACTGGAGAATCTCCAACAACTTCTCCGATCTCGCTAAAACGTGTATATGCTTGGAATGAACTTGTTCTGGCATTCTCATAGATATCAACTTCAAGTTGAGAAATGTCGATCGTATCATCATCGATCTCAAACTTTTGATACAGAAGGCTTTCATCTACAACATACTTATTATGCTTAATACGACCTTCGTAAATTTCTACCTTAGGAAAAAGATAAACCTCATTGACCTGATCAAGCTGAGCAGTATAATCTTCAGTAGTAATAAACGAGTATGTTACATCGTCAATGTCTGTAGTAAACTTTAAACCAGATTCAACCGTATAAGAACCTTGACTATTATTTATCGATGCAGGAAAGGTCAATGCAATTGTTGCCATCGCTGCTGTTCGACTACGAGGAACATAACCAAGAAGCTTAGCGCGAGAGACAACGTTCGATCTAATCTGTGCTGTGTCAATAAACGACTCGTTCAAAGAGTTGTGTGCTAGAATCGCGTTATAGTGTGTGTTGTACGCGAGCACATCAAGCATCTGATTAATACCAGAACCTTCAAAATCCCAGTCGTCGTATGCACCGTCAGGACGTTCTTTAAAATACTGCTTCAGATTATTTTTAATCTGATCAAAATCTAATTCTGTTACATTAAGTTGTTTCATTGTTATCTTAGTCTCTGTAAATAAAAGTTAACTTCTTGTTCGCCCTCTGCAAAGATCACACGAAATCCGATCGTTATATTATATGCATTTCTATCTGAGTTATCAAAAACCTGAACTGTGATATCTGTTACTCTTGGTTCGAATCGTTTTAGTACTGCAAAAATCTCCATCCTAATAGCATTAGCAGTAAATGCATCTGCTGGTTCAAAGAGTAAACCAGTTATGTTAGAACCAATATCAGGTTGAAATGGTCTTTCACCATGATTTGTGAGTATTAGATTCTTAACTGATTGCTTTACTGCGTCGAGATCCTTTAATGCTATAATGTCTTTTAGATTTGGATGAACACTTTTAAAGTTGATAGGCAGATCAGTATACAGATTTTGTCTTAAGACATTCGATGATCTCTTTTTGTTATAATCTGAAAGGTTGTTCGACATATAATCTATTTATAACAAAAGTATGTAATATATTAAACCTTATAATTTCTTAAATCCTTAATAACAGCATCGTAATTGTTCAATACAACAGTGTAGGCATCAAGGATCTTCGCACCGTCACGAACGCCAACTATATTTAAAACTCTTCCTTCATCATCAACCAAGTCTGCATCTAATCTTTTATAATTAAATATTAAAGTTTGTCTCACTTTACCTACGTAGTCAGTTCTATACTCTCCTTCCAAAGTCGCCCATAACTTATTAACCTTTAAACAGCTATTAATAAGAAGATTCATATTCATTATCTCAATATCATGGACAAACCATTGTCTAACCAATTCTAATTGAGCTGGCTTACCCATTTCATAATTGTAATATTCTTTAAGGTTGTAACCTTCTTTTTGAATTACGTTATTTACTTTTTCCCAATTCTTATCGCTTGTAAGTTTATATTTCTCGAAAGAGGCTGCTTGCTTCCTCTTTCGATAAGGACTAAGAAAATCATCTATCTCAAATCCCATTTCCGCTTTAGCAATTTGTAAATCTCTCAAGTTGGTGTCGATCTTAGGACTTACACTTGGCGCTTTCTCTTTCTCTACTACAGTAGGTACAAGTGCTACTGGTGCAGCTGGCACATCAGCCGGAACAACTGGATCTGGGCCGATATTTGTCACTGCTTCTACCTTACCATCCGCACTCACCTTCGGGGCTTCAATGTTCGGTACATCATTACAGAAGTCAAAGTTAGGAGATGGAATTAAACTCGTAGCATTGGCAATCATGCCATCTATATCAATGTCAGGTAGAGCATCGCCCCATCTTTCTTTAAATGCGGCTTTAGCATCAGCGAGTTCTTTTCCAACTTTACCCTTTAAAGCGTCAAGCTCTTTCTTGAAGTTTGGTATTGCAGGTACCTCAGGTACCATAGCCAAAAGAGAATCTTTCATAGCATCTCCTTTTGCTTTGAGGCCAATAAGCGCTCCTTCCATTGCAGCACCAGCCTTTCCCTGAAGAGCTTCAATATCAGCGTTTAATGCATCCTTCTTCGCATTAAGAGTGTCGAGAAGTCCGTTACTTGAGCAATTTATAGACATGTTAATTTAAGTCGATTCGTGCACCATCGATATCTACATTCGCTGGTGTCTCCATATGGATATTTTGTTTAGCATAGATATGCATATCTGCAGTTGCAGAGTGAAGCGAAACTTTGGAACCAGCTTTGGCAGACAATGTGCCAGTAGTAGCGTTGATTGTCAAATTGTCCATAGCAGTAAGACTACTTGATCCGCTAATAGTAGTTTTTGAATCAAGGACAATTGCTAGATTGTGATTTCCAGTAATGTTAGTTGTGCTATCTTTTGACACATCTCTGAGCTCTATGCCGCCTATGCGAGTGTTATAATCGCCTGATACATTTACTAGCCGTTTTCGAGGTAAGTTTAATCCCTCTTCGGTCTTACCTCCAATTTCAATAGCGCTATTAAGACCAATCTTTTCTATAGAGTTACCTTTAATATATTCTGTTTTGTTTCCCTCTACTTCTAGATGGTAGTTACCCTTGACTAGAGTTTTTATATCTCCGTTAACAGTAAGATTGACGTCACCTTTGACGTACATATTCTTATTCTTAAACGTAACTTCGAATTCATCTCCGACTACAGTGACAGTCTTATCTCCATTAGCTACGATCTCTTCATAAGTACCAGAGGTGTGGTATGTTGAGAGTCTTTCAGAACCAGTAGTATCATCAACTTCAAAAATATGACCAGACTCAGTCTCTGTTACGTGATTTGCTGGATATGCTGGATTAATAATCTCATCGAGTTTACGATTCTCCCATGTAACTCTATTATAATACGCTGCTGGCGTACCATCTTTATTATTTTTTGGATCGTTAGGAAGTGTAGTTGGTACTTGGGGTGGTATAGCTGTTTCGATCAACTCTTGTCTTGTATCTTCCTTCGACATATAAGGTTGAGCTACATTATATTGAGCTCTAGCAGCACGCGGTGTATCAACTTCTTTACCAACATAAGGTTTTCTTGGATAAATGCCATCAGGATCATTAAAACCAAGAGAAGAATCTACTGTCTTAAGCGGTTTCGACGGAATAGAACCTAAAATAAGAGGATCTTGTGCATTCGTTCCATCACGGAAGAATCCAACTACCCAACTTCCTTGTAA